GCCAGTGCAGCTCCCAGGCGGACAGAAGAAATCCCCATCCGCCCAGTGAGAGCAGGACGCTCCCAATGGGCCGAAGCCCACTCGCTCGGCTAAACCGAGCGAGCCCACCTAAGTTTCGTGCTGAGCGACTTAGGACGCCCGGATCTGATGAGATGGTCCCTGTCAGCGAATGGCTTATCGCTGCGTTTAAGGAACCACTTCATTAGGGCACCTTCACCAGAGACCAATGAAGATCTCGGGGTGGATGACACCACATACCCCTTAGCCTGCGGGGTATGCGTGGCAGGGCTGATTCTCTCGGTATCGTAACCGAGAAAGCTGACCCTCCCCAATAAAGGTGAGTCCTGGCTGACATATGGGTACCGACCCCCTAAAAGGGGCTCGAGCCTCGAGTCTAGCCAGAAAGCAGATTGCCAGAGACCGGCTTCGTACAAGCGGTTCCTGAGCGACACTGTGGATATCACCTCAGCAGTATCCGTCCGTCTGGAGGGAAATACCGTCCGGACCTTAACGATGGATACGTCACGGCCGTCGTAGTACTCGGCTCCACAAGACTCCCGGAACTTCCCAGTTCCAAAAGACTTGGCCGTATTAACCTTGAGGCCAAAAGCCTCAAGGTGAGAGACGACGGACTGCATGTAGCGAACGGGGACAATAAGATCGTCCCCGTACACACGCACCCTACCGTGCTGAGATATTATCTCACGCACGGTCAAGCGTCGCTTGTGCACAGAAGCTATTGCGATGAAGATGATGGCCGAAAAGACCATAGCCTCCATCGGGAAGCAGAGTGCAGAACCCATAGACGCGAACTTGGCCAGGCGTAAAACACCATGGCCAGGTACATCAGCCTTCCGGCTCCTCGTAGCATCCACCGCCTCAGAGAGGTGGGGGAAGAACTTGAGAAGAGCACGTACATGCTGATTGGAAACACGATCGGAAGCCTCGCTCAGATCGAGAGTGGCTAACTCCCCTGAAACGGAGCCCTCCATTGCCAGAGTTCGATTAGGAACCTGGTCAAGGAAGCCGATCATTCCTGAGAGGATTTTACTCTTCTCAAGATTCACGACAAGTCGCTCGCAGACGGCCTGCTGCATATATTGCATACAGGTCGGTTCGACGGCAATAATGCGTGGTGTTTTCAGCGTTTTAGGAACGAGTATGACCTTTACGGGTCTCTCGTCCCTAGGTTCGAGGAAGGTCGTGGACAACAGGCGATAAGAATACCGCCAATTGGGCATCGCGAAGTCCCCATATGGGAACACGCGTTCAAGCCTCTCGGTCCATTCAGACTGGTCGAACTTCTCGTTTCCGAGGAGTTTGTCAGCAGTGGAACCGGGACCATGTTTGGGGGTAAGTGATCCATCGTAGACAGCCTTGTCTACGTCGGATAAGACGTCCCCAAACAAGAGAAGTGCGACTCGGCTCAGCTCATTTAAGAGACTAGGCGGAGTGGTACGATCACTCTCTCGAACTTCCTGCTCACACTCGACATACCGTGAAAGCGCGAGCCTGTTCCTTGCATCGCTGCAAGGTAGGGCTATCTTGCTGAACATCAGCGTAAGCTGACGCACAGCGTAGATGGAATCGCCGCACGGACAGTCGAGCAAGCGACCGCTATTGCGATCGAACACGCGATCAAGGAAACCTCCGAGGAATCGGGGGAGACCGCGCCACCTGGAAAAACCAGGAAAGGCGTCGTGATCGACAAGACCAAGGTCAAGGCTTTTTTCGAAGCACTTGCCAAAGTCTGCCAGGGTTATCGTCAAAAACGATAGCCCCTCGTGTTCCAACCGACTCGCGACGGTTTTGATATCGCGAGTGGTGCTCACATAGCACAAAGTGCCCAGTTCAACGGACACTCTATTCCAGAGCTCTGTCAGGCTTTTCATGAGTTCCTCCTTAGAGGTTATCTCATTCCTGCCCGCAGCTCGCTAGGAGTAGATCCAGCGGACAAACAGGACGAAGCAAATGCATATAGAGGCCCAAAACGAGCAGAGCGTGATCCCCAAAAGGATCCACACTGCCCATCGTGGAAGCCGATGCATCGATGCGCCCAGCCTGTTCTAGTTCTCTCCACCCAAAAGCTGGGTGACCTTCGCACCGGACGTGGCTGCAAACCAGGTGGCAAAACCATCCCAGAGCAGCTTCTGTTCGGCAACGGTGAACCCCTGGTTAAGGGGACCGTCGAAGGTCACACGCACACTCTGGTTGAACTCGACGTTGTTTGCGCTGATCAGCGGGTCGGCAGCGATCTTACGCTGCTTGAACACGATGGTATGGCGCGCACGCTTCGAGTAAGAGTGTGCGACTTCCAGACGAAAATTACTGTCGTTGGTAACGAAGCTGCCAGTGCCCAGCCCCGAGGAAACCCGGGGCAGGGTCTGAGCGACTGCGTTGACAGTAATGATCTGGGGGTCGGCGAAAGCCACGAGAGGAGCTCCGTTCATTTGAAGAGACAGACCAACCTGGCCGGTTGGCTGTTGACACGAAACGGCTACATGCCGTCTCGTTGCCCGCGGGTTAACCCGAGAGCAGCGAGGATCGCGAGCTGCATCGCACTAAGCGATGTATCGGTGATCCCGAAACCGTACGGATGAGCGGATACTCTCTGCTTCCATTCCGACCCTATGGATCGGGCCACAGTCCCCTCATGAACACCCAAGGCATCTACCTCATGGTAGGAGCCTACATGATACTCATGGGTTTTCATGTGGCGCATAGCGTACCCGTACTGCATCACGAGACCGTCGCGACCAAGACGAGAGATGTTATGAATAACATCACCCGCATTGGTGAACCAATCGACGGCCCAGGACCAAGGAGCCAGGTTCCAGAGAAGCTCTGGAGTGACCCTGGTGTCAAAGAGCTTAGCGGACAGTGATTCGTAGCGCAGTAGGCGACCATAGAATCCATCATCGATGGGCACATGGTACCGAAACGCGCCGGAGAACCAGTACCGCGTGCTAACTGTACGGGTGACCGTAGAGTTAACACACTCTATATTTTGACCTTGAGCCTGACCAGTGCCCGTAAAAACGGTAGGGGTCAGGATCAACTCCTCGGGAGTGTATCTGCGCCTGATCTTCTGATCAGAATCTCTGACATACTGATCGATGATCGCCTTTGAATGCCTAACGGCATTCGCGAACGATCGAACGTCACTTATCAGAGGGAGCCACCCGAACTCAATGTTCAGGAACTCATTACCGGAGCGACGTGCTAAGTCAGCGCGTTCACGCATCCCAGCACCCGGTAGCGCAGGTAACCCATCCTTCTTGAGCTCGCCAAGAGCTGTAGAGAGGGATGAGTTGGGATTGGTGGGAAGTACACGTGCGATTGCTGATGTCCCGAAAGTATTCATCGTCGGTAAAGACGCTGAAACAGCCGGGTTCAGACCGTACGTGTACCCGATCATGGACGCCATACCAATTTCGCCTTCAGTGAAGACGCTTTTGATGTGTGACGTCACAGGATATTCGTCCCATGTTCTGTGTAAGTCCATGGGACCACCAATATTGCCTCGAGACCCAACAGGAGGGGGCCACAACCCAGTATGACACTGGGAGACGATTTCTTCGTCCGTGATCCCCCACCAGGTTTGATAGGGTTTCCAGGCAGCGAGGCCGTCGGTCCTATACCTAAAGGTATGGAACCCGGTATTCGTTATACGCCGGCGCTTTTTCTCCGGAAGAAACGAACCCACGGCCACCCCACACTGTTCCTGACGGTCCACCCCTCTTGGAGAGAGGAGCGGGTGGTAAACACGGCACTAGTGAGCACCGCGTGCGGGCCGAAAGGCCCG